GCCGCATCTCAAGATGAATGTGTCGCGACTGCAGCTCCAGGCTCAGCAACCTGGACTGCACTCTAGCTGTCGTGACGCGCCCACTTGGAATGATGCCTGCGTCAGTGACAGTCTTGCTGATCATGCCGATCACGTCGGGTGCATCTCCCCAACGCTTCCCGGGCACTCCAGCTAACTGCCCACCTGCCCATTTGTTGAACAGCTTGTAGCCCCAGTTGCGCTTCCGTCCTTGCAACCAGCTGACGTCCTGAGATCTGAACACTTCACTCCATAGAGGTCCCCCCTCCCTATCAAGTGTAGCTATCGCCTCTGTTCGCCAGATGCTATCCAACAGGCTTGCCGGCGCTGGGGGAGTCACGTGCTTCTCCGCCAGGCTGTATGGCATCGTCTTGCTTCCTACGTAGTCTACTATGCTCTGTGTTGGTCTCTGTCTTTCTGTTGCTCCTACTAGCCCTGTGCTTAGTGACTTGGCCTGCAACCTAGCCATGCTCCGGGACTTGGTTCTCCCTAAAGCAAAGGCTTCCATCTCAAGCTGCATCTTCTTAGGCAACAGTTCGTAGTCGGTGGCAACTACTAGTCTCTCTCCTACTTGAACTCTCTCTACTTGTGTGTCTAGTCTTCTCCACTTCTTTGGCTTCATGTTTGGCACCATCCAACCCAAGCCTCCTACTGAAGCAGGTGTCTGTAGTAAGTCTCTCGCTTGTGTGTGTGAGCAGCGCAGCAATCCGCACAAGTCCTCAACGCAGCACTGAACTGTGCTCTTCAGCTCTCCTCCTCTGCTGTAGATCAGTGACCAAGTGCTGGCTAGTGATGCTGGATCGAGCGCCCCCCCAGCCCATGCGTTCGCGTACATGAGCCCTGCTGCTGCTCTGGCAAAGTAGCCTTTCCTATGTGTGTGTGTGAGGACGTAGCGTAGGTACTCAGTCCTGGACCTGTCTATGAAGAACTTGGATGGATTGACAGGAAGCACTTGCATGTACTTGTTGACCATCTTGACTGCTAGGCCCCAATCAGAGACAGCAACCAAAGAGTCATCCCCCTGAAAGCATGTGTCCTGAGGCCGTTCTCTCGGCAAAGCTAGTTTGTCAGCAATGCCCAGGTACTCGGCGTAGTTGATCATCGTTCCAAGCAGTGACGTCCAGCGCCATCCACTTAGTAGTCCTCTCTGGTGTTTGTAGGTCTTTCCCTCGTAGTCTAGCTCTCCGTGCTTAAGTCTATCTATGATTGTCTCTCCTATGCTGATCCTGTCTTTGTCGCCCGGGTAGATCGCCGCTTTGACCAGAACCTCCATCGCCTTAGTCATCACACGCATTGATGGAACGTGGTCAAACTTTGACTGGTCGATGGGAACTAGCAACTTGCGCCTGATCGTGTTCATCCAATCCATCCAGTTGTTGGGGCCAAAGTCTTTGTCTAGTGAAGTTGGGACCACTCTTTTGAAGCGGTCTTCTACTGCGACGCCGACAAAGGCCATCTGCATGAAGTAGGTCCAAGGTGCGCTGATCAGGTTCCTATGTTTGCCTCTCTCTCTTTTGTCGAAGATCTTGTACTTTAGTGATGAAGTGTCTCTGAGGTCTCTCTTCAATTGTGCTCTGGTGCTTGCGGCGTAAGTAGAGAACTTTGTGGATCTAGTGCCATTGAGCTTGCGTGAGTCAGAGCTGCCGTTAGACAACCAAAGACTTGGTGAGTCAATGAACTCGTCTATGGTTGCACTCGGCCCGGATGGTGTCCCTAACTTCACTGCCAACAGTTCTAGTCCCCGAAAGATCACTTTCTCTCTTTCCGAGTCAGCCGCGTCTTCGGGCTTAGCCTCCTGGATCCACGCTTTGATCAGTTCCTCGAACTCAGCGGTGTCAGAGC